ACGGGCCTATATGGTACGATTACTAACACAGAGTCAGTAGTCGTATTTTATGGGTGATTTATGCAAAACGAACAGGGCTTCGATCTAGCGGGCCGTAGTATATTTATCGCGCTTCCCGCGTACGACTTTAAGGTATCCTTGAAGTTGGCCGTATCACTTGCTCGTTTTGCGCAGGCCGCGCCTCGCCACGGGATTAGTTTGCAGATCGGAAGTATCTGCGGCTGTTCCGTGGTTTCGCGTGCCCGCAACCTACTTGTTCGTGACTTCCTTGACTCTGAGTGCACTGAACTTCTTTTCATTGATAGCGACATCAACTTCGAGCCAGACGCTATTCTGCGTTTGATGGCTTGGGGTTCTGACCCGGACAAGGGTATCGTGGCTGCGCCTCCCCGTGTGCGCGACGAGAAACTGCGCTATATCACCGACCTAGACCAAGATGAGAACGGCCATATTACCATGAACGGTATGGGGCTAGTTCGTGCTGAGCGTGTGGCTACGGCCTTCATGTGGGTTAACCGCAACGTATTTACTGATCTGGTTGGTGCTCACCCGGAGTGGGGATACTACGATCAACGTGCAGATAAGCAGCTTAACGCTGTGTTTGATTTCAAAGTAACCCCTGAGGGTTACATCGGCGAAGACTTTCTATTCTGTGACCGCGCAAGAGAAGCAGGCTATGAAGTCTGGATCGATCCAACAATTACTTTAGGCCACATGGGTGTGCAAGAATATGTCGGTAATTTCGGCGAAGATGTGCTATACCCCATGGTAGATCATGAAGAAGGACTAGTTTAATGGGTAAAGTCGGGAAAATACTAGCGGGCGGCCTTGCTGGCGGTCTTGTAGGCGCTTCACGGGCTGGTTTGGGCCTTGACGATATCGCGAAGTACGGCGGCTTTGGTCTAGCTGGTATGGCGGCCCATAAAGCTCTCCGCAAGAAAAAGAAGAAAAAACCGGGTGAGCCGGACGGCGGAATGACGGCTGGCGCTGAACCCACCATGCGCAGGGGCGGCAAGGTCAAGAAGATGGCCAAGGGCGGCAAGGTCACTCGCGGTGACGGCTGCTGCAAGCAGGGCCACACCAAGGGGAAAATGAGATAATGGCTAAGTCTCCGGCATGGACACGTAAGGCGGGCAAGAACCCTAAAGGCGGACTCAACGCAAAGGGTCGCGCTTCCTACAACCGTGCCAATCCGGGGAAGCCGGGCCTCAAAGCGCCGGTAAAAAAGGCGCAGGCCAAAAAGTCGCCCAAGTCGGCGGCACGACGCAAGAGCTTCTGCAAACGCATGAAGGGCATGAAGAATAAATTAACTTCGGCCAAAACCGCCCGCGACCCAAACTCGCGGATTAATAAATCGCTTAGAGCTTGGGATTGTTAAAATGAGCGTGATCCATCCTTCGGAAACAGTAAAGCACGTAGTGGACGGGCTTTCTATAGCTACGGTGTTAGGTACATTGGCTGAATTTCTCCCCGCTGCCGCCGCGTTGTTTACCGTCGTATGGACGGGAATTCGTATTTACGAAACACGTACTATTCAAAAACTTTTGGGTAAGGATATTAACGATGCCGGGTAAACGTGGACCAATGGTCACTCTGAACATTGATGACCTTAAAAAACGCACTGCAAAGCGCGACGCTGACCGTAAAGAAGCGGAGCGTAAGTCGAAGGAACTCGATAAGGGTGCAGTTGAACGCGGTAATCGCGAACAAAAGCGGGAAGCAGAAAGCCTTAAGAAGCTGCGTGAGCGTATGCCTAGGGGCATGAAGTGCGGCGGTAAGGTCCACAAGATGGCCAAGGGCGGTAAGGTTAACCACAAGGGTTGTGGTATCGCCAAGCGCGGTCTGACCAAGGGTCGGATGGTCTAACATGCGTGGTTGCCGTGGCATGGGTAAGATGATGAAGTCTAAAATGCCGAAGGGCATGGCCAAGGGCGGCTCCGTTAAGGATGCCTGCTACAATAAGGTCAAGTCTCGGTATAAGGTCTTCCCATCCGCCTATGCCTCGGGCGCTATCGCTAAGTGCCGTAAGAAAGGCGCTAAGAACTGGGGTACTAAGAGTGGCCGTTCGTAAGACAGCAAAAGGTGCCGCTCTCAAACGCTGGTTTAAGGAAGACTGGAAAGACGTACGTACAGGCAAAGCTTGCGGACGTAAGAAAGGTGAAAAACGCGGTACGCCGTATTGCAGACCGACAAAACGGGTGTCCAGCAAGACACCTAAAACGTCATCTGAGATGACTACGTCGGAGAAACGCAAGCGTATCGCACAAAAGAAACGTCTAGGCCAACCGGCGGGTAAGCCTAGAAGAGTAGAAGCGGCTCGAAGGAAGAAGAAATGACCACTACCGGCACTTCTGCATTTAACCTCGACCTCAACTCGTTAGTCGAAGAGGCTTTTGAGCGCTGCGGCGCAGAGCTGCGCACGGGTTACGATATGCGTACGGCTCGCCGTAGCCTAAACCTACTCACCATCGAGTGGGCTAACCGTGGGATTAACCTATGGACCATCGAGCAAGGCAGCATACCGCTGGTGCAGGGGCAGATTGCTTACGACCTTCCGGTAGATACTATTGACCTCCTCGACCACGTAATCCGCACCGGCACAGGCACAAACCAGTCTGATATCAATATCAACCGTATCAGCGTGGATACTTACTCGACGATCCCGAACAAAAACGCTCAGGGTCGTCCCATCCAAGTCTGGATTAACCGCCAGTCAGGTGCAACCGAGCCGGGCGGCGTAGCTAACCCGCAGATCAATGTGTGGCCTGCCCCCGATGGCGCTACCACTTATACCTTTGTCTACTGGAGACTGCGTCGCATCCAAGACGCAGGCGATGGGGTTAACACTCAGGATATCCCGTTCCGTTTTCTCCCTTGCATGGTTGCGGGGCTTGCATACCACTTGTCCCGTAAGGTGCCCGGCGCGCTAGAACGTACCGGAATGCTTAAGATGGAATACGAAGAGTTGTTCCAGCAGGCCGCCGACGAAGACCGCGAGAAGGCTACACTGAGGATAGCGCCCCGGCAGATGTATCTCTAGGAGGGTGTTATGTCGAGTAATTACGCACTGGGTAAAAAGGCTATCGCGGAATGCGATAGATGCGGATTTCAGTACAAGCTCAAAGAATTAAAAAGCATTGTCATTAAGACCAAAGAGGTCAATCTGCTCGTATGCCCAACTTGCTGGGAAGAAGATCAACCCCAACTTCAACTCGGTATGTATCGTATTGAAGACCCCCAAGCACTACGCAATCCCCGCCCTGATACCAGTTACGCAGAAAGCAGAGATATCCAATGGGGGTGGAACCCAGTTGGCCTTAACAATCCTTTGGGTTTGTCCGGACTCGAAGATGTGTTAAAAGCGGAAGGCGTAGTAGGTACAGTAACTATAAGTACGGAGTAAGTATATGCGTATTAAAAATCATCCGACCATGAAGAAAACACCGGTCCCCAAGACTGCCGGATACCCTAACAACGTGCCGAATACCCAAACAGCACGTATTCGTGGCTGTGGTGCAGCTACTAAGGGTTGCGGCGCTAGCAAGAAAATGGGCTAACGAATGAACTATACCGAGCTTGTCTCCGCCATTAAGGCGTACACCGAAAACGACTTTCCGGACACTGTAGGTTCTGGGGGGCTGTCTTCGACGGAGCAACTCGACACGTTTATTCGTCAGGCTGAGCAGCGCGTGTTTAACATGGTCCAGCTTCTGGACCTGCGCAAGAACGTCACCGGCAACTGCACCTCAGGTAATAAATACCTCTCCGTCCCTACCGATTGGCTGTCTAACTTCTCCGTAGCGGTAATCGACAGTGACGGGCGCTATGAGTATTTGCTTAATCGGGACGTTAATTACCTACGTGAAGCTTATCCTAATCCGGCCACAACTGGTAAGCCAGTATGCTATGCATATTTTGACGAGGATTCTTTTATCCTCGCCCCCACGCCGGACCAAAGCTATTCGGTAGAGCTACACTATTTCTACTACCCCGAGTCTATCGTTGACGCGGGTACTTCGTGGCTTGGGGACAACTTCGATAGCGTACTTCTTTATGGCGCGTTACTTGAAGCGTACACTTTCATGAAGGGCGAAGCCGACGTATACGCCGCGTATCAGAAGCGGTATGACGAGGCGATGGCCATGCTCAAGCAGTTTGCTGAAGGTAAGAACCGTCAGGACATGTACCGTAACCAACAGGCGAGGTACCCGGTCCAATGATCTTTGACCCTTTTAGCGCAGAAGTAGGCAACGTAACGGTGCAGACCACCAGTGGGCGCGGGGCTACCCCCGAGGAGCTTGCTGAGCGCGCTTTAGACAAGATTATCTATGTAGGTAGTAACACGCACCCGGCTATCAGGGAGCAGGCCGAGGCATTCAGAGGTGCTATCCGTGGGGTTTTGGTGCAATATATGCAGGAAGCCGTGCGGGCACATAACGTGACTTTGGTTGGCAAGTTCAAGAAAGCGGGCCACCCAGAGTTAATTTCGATACTAGACTCTTAGGAGAAGACACCATGGCAATTACTCAGTCCATGTGCACTTCGTTCAAGGCAGAGCTTTTGCTTGGTGCACACGATTTCCGCGTTACGAGCGGCGATACTTTTAAGCTGGCGCTTTATGACTCGTCGGCCAGCATTGACGCTAACACTACGGCGTATAGTGCGACCAACGAGGTAACCGGCTCAAATTACTCGGCTGGCGGCGAGGTGCTGACCAACCTAGGCGTGGTTACATCAGAGAATACCGCATCTTCAGGCGTCGGGTTTACTGACTTCCCGGACCTCACCTTCTCAAACGTCACCGTGACGGCTCGCGGGGCATTGATCTACAACACCACTCCATCGGCTGATTCGAATGCTGGTACAACGCTCACCAATGCGGCTGTAGCAGTGCTTGATTTCGGGTCGGATAAATCCTCTACGGATGGTGACTTTACGATCATTTTCCCGACGGCGAGCAACTCGGCGGCGATCATCCGTATTGCTTAATAGTTAGGAAGTAGCATGGCTCTTGTTGTCAAAGACCGCGTCAAGGAGACTACTACCTCGACGGGGACCGGTACCATTACGCTTGCTGGAGCTATTCAAGGCTACCAGTCGTTTTCGGTCGTCGGTGACGGCAACACTACTTATTACACAATTACCGATGGAACTAACTGGGAAGTCGGGATTGGGACCTATACCGCGAGCGGTACAACGCTGTCTCGCGATACCATTTTAGAGTCGAGCAACTCCGGATCGGCAGTAAACTTCTCGGCAGGCGTTAAGGACGTATTTGTTACTTACCCTGCTGAGAAGGCCGTGACGCTGGATGGTACGGAAACTTTAACTAACAAAACAATTAACGCCTCAAACAATACCGTTACGAACGTATCCCTAACTACGGGTGTTACTGGTACTCTACCAGTTGCTAACGGCGGCACGGGCGCAACCAGCCTGACATCGGGCTATGTGCTGAAGGGCAACGGCACGTCACCTGTTTCGGCTTCTGTTATTTACGATAATGGCACGAACGTAGGGATCGGCACGACTTCGCCGGGTGCTAAACTATCCGCTTATTCCGGTAGCGATGGTTCAAACATCCTTGACCTCACAGGCGGGTCTGCTGGTCGGCATTTGTATGTCACTTCATTTTTGAACTCTGGTAGCGCAGGGGCAGGGTTTGATTTTAATGCGTCTAGTGGTCAGGGCGCTTTTACATTTTCAACCAGTGGCACCGAACGTCTCAGAATAACAACCGCAGGCTCCGTAGGGATTGGGACGAGCAGTCCAGATACATCATTGCATATATCAGAGCCTTCTACTTCAACTCCATCAATTCGTCTTGAGCAAACAGACACCACATTAGTTACTGACCAAGCAGTAGGTGTTATTGAGTTTGAACAGAATGATGCCGCTGGCGCAGGTGTTCCTGCTAAGATTGGTGCTTTTGGAGAAAACGCTAACGCCGCTGTTGGACTTCGTTTTTACACAGGCACTGGCGCTACTGCTGATGAACGCCTCAGAATAACATCCACAGGCGACGTAGGGATCGGCACGACTTCGCCTGCTGGCTGGCGACTGAATATCGCCAGCGGCTCGACAGACAAAATCCGATTATACAACACGGTCGGTAACGGCAACACCATCGACTTCGTCGACCAAGGTTGGCAGTCGCAGATTATTGGAAGCGCGGGGAACCTCCTGTTCAATACAGGCGGCACCACAGAACGCCTCAGAATAACCTCCGCAGGCTCCGTAGGAATCGGCACGAGTTCGCCTAGCGCCCTTCTAGATGTCGCTGGTGATGCTGAGATTAACGGCCTGACTGTTGGCCGTGGCGCTGGTGATATTAGCAGCAACACAGCTTCTGGGTATCTGGCGCTCGCATCAAACACCACTGGTAGTGACAACACAGCTTCTGGGTATCAGGCGCTCTATTCAAACACCACTGGTAGTGACAACACAGCTTCTGGCCGTCAGGCACTCTATTCAAACACCACTGGTATCGACAATACAGCTTCTGGGTTTCAGGCGCTCTATTCAAACACCACTGGTAACTACAACACAGCTCCTGGCCGTCAGGCACTCTATTCAAACACCACTGGCAGCAGCAACACAGCTTCTGGCTGGCGGGCGCTCTATTCAAACACCACTGGCAGCAGCAACACTGCCTATGGCCATCGGGCACTCTACTTAAACACCACTGGTGCCAGTAACACCGCTTCTGGCTATTTCACGCTCAACTACAACACCACTGGTAACAACAACACAGTTTCTGGATATCAGGCGTTCTATTTAAACACCACTGGTAGTGACAACACAGCTTCTGGCCGTCGGGCGCTCTACTCCAATACCACTGGCGATAGCAACACAGCTTCTGGCCTTCAGGCTGGATACGACAACACCGAAGGCACTCAGAACACCTATGTAGGCTACAACACTGGTCGCGGTATCACCACTGGTAACTACAACACGATTGTAGGTGCTAACGTCACTGGCCTATCGGCTTCTCTTAGCAACAATGTCATTATTGCTGACGGGCAGGGCAACCGCCGGATTAACATCAACGGCAGCGGCTCCGTAGGTATCGGCACGACTTCGCCTGCTTACCCGCTTGATGTGAATGGTCTAATTGCTACGCAAGACGCTTACTTGCTAACAGCCAATAGCAGTGGGACACCAAGTGCTGGTGCGTTTATTTCAAGACCAG